TCCCATCAAGTCAGCAAGTGAGGCTACCATCATCGGTAACGATGTGTTCCTCAGAGGTGAGATTGAGTACTATGACTTCGCAGATCCAATCGTGACAGCTGGTAGAGCAGAGTCAGAGAAAGGTAGAGCCAAGAGAACTACCAGAGGTGAGAAGTACAACAAAGCTGTAAACAGATTCAAAGGGTTTAGCGAGAGAGTTCTGGGTGTAACCTACGAGACCAGAGCGGAACTCGAGACTGCATACGACAATCTGCCTGTACAATCTCAAGTAGCTCTGGACAAGAGCGAGTACGCTAAGAACCTGCAAGACAATGAGGTTCGAATGAAAGCCTCTAGAAGACTCAGAAAGACTGCTGGTAGAGCTGCTAGAACATACGAAGGAGGTGTAAGGAAAGCCATCTTGGATAACCCAGAGAACTACATCTCAAAGCAAAACCTCAAGGACGCGAGGGCTAAGCTCGAGTCAATGAGTGTTCAGGAGCTCGTGGACATCATGACTAACGATGCTCTCGGTAGACTTCAGAACAGAAACGATGACTTGGGTGTGCTTGCAGTTAACGAGCTGATCTCAAGAGCAGTAGCTGACGGTGATCTCGACAGAATCCCCGGCCTCATAGAAGAAGCCGCTAAGATTGGCACCACTGCTGGACGACTGCTGAGACACTTCAGAGAGATCAAGAGCTCGACCCCTCAGGGTATGTACCAGATCTTCATGAAAGAAGTTGAGCGAAGAGGTAACACCTTGTCAGACGATCAGAAGAAAAGGCTGACTCAGATGACTACCACTTTGTTTGATCTTCACCAGAAGCACGAAGACCTTATGAAGCGAGCCATCGCTGGTGAGGACGTAGAGACTGAGTTGAAGAGCATTACTGATCAGGCTCTCAAGGCTGAGAGAGATCTGAATACGTTTGCGAACGCAGTGATCGAGAAAGGCTGGGGCGACCTGCTCACACAGCTCATCCAAGGTAACCTGCTGACCCCAATGTCACAGATCACCAACGTGGGTGCTAACATGATCAACGCACTTGGTAAAGGTGTTGTGGATGCGATAGCGCTTCCTGTAGAGAGATTGATCAACCTGTTTGGTATTGACTCTCCGATCAAGAGAAACTATTCGCTCAATGCTTACATGTATGGCATACGTAAGTTCGGTTCTGGATTCGTAGAGGCGCTCGATGAGATCTATACTGGACAGACTAAAGACGTAACTGAGTGGAGAGTAGAGCGTGGCTTTGCTCCATTCCGATCACTGAAAGCTGCGATGGGCAAGGGAGATCTGCCTATGGGTCTTGACGGTAGGTCAAACCTAAGCCAACGAGTCAAGCTGTTCGTACAGGGTACGCTTGGTATTCCAGCTGAGACAATGTTCCGATTCCTGTCCCTCGGTGATACACCATTCCGCAGGGGCGTAGAAGGGATCGAGCTGTACCAAGCCGCCCTAGCTCAAGGTCTTGAAGGTCAAGCACTTAAGAACTTTATTAAGTATCCAGACAAGAGAGCCCGAGAGCTGGCTGAGCGTGAAGGTAGAAAACTGACCTACCAAGAAAGAACAACAGGTTCTGAGATTGCAGAGCAGTCAATCAACTTCATGCAAAGAATGCTTGCGAAAGGATTCGGTGTGCTGCCGGGAGTAAACGGTGAGGCTGTAGGTAAGTTCCTCGTGAGATCATCTGTACCATACGTTCGCACCCCAGCCAACATCCTGATGGATACGCTGACATTCGTATCACCATACGTTGCAGGCGTGAGAATCATGAGCGACCTGAAGAAGAAGGATGCTAGATCAGCAGCCCAGAACTTCGGAAAGATCGTAGTAGGAAGTATGGTTACTCAGACCGCAATGGTCCTGATCAAAGAAGGATTGATATCAGGTGCCGTAGAGTGGAATGAGGATGAGGAGAAGAACTTGGCATACGATCAGTTCCCACCAAACTCTATCAACATCTCAGGATTGAGAAGATGGATAAACGGTGAGAGCACAGAGAAAAGACCTGACGATCAGTTCATTAGCTACAACAAGCTGGGTATTCCGGGTACCATTATGGGTGCCATGATAAAGGGTGCAGACAGAGATGAGATCAGAAGCAGAGAGTACGAGGACTTTGGCTTCTTGCACCACGCAGTTACAGATTCATTTGGATTGGGACCATTCAGCTCAATCTCACACATGATGGATCAGTCGTTCCTGCAAGGTGTAAACAACTTCATGGAGATCCTGACCTCGACAGATCCTGATGACTTCTCTAGCGCATCTGAAAGATGGTTGGCTAGTACATTCAAGTCTGTATCTGCCATCCCACTCCCGAACACCTTGAGCGCTTTGCACAGAGCTGAGAGAGAGTTCCTCCCCGACACTCGTATCACCAAGGATATGAGCTACGGCGAGAGACTGTACAAGAGACTGGAGTACATCGTGAAGGACAGAACCTTCGGTGCAACAGACATCCCTGTAAGAGTGAACTGGAAGGGTCAGCCAATCGAGCAGAACCCAAGAGGAAACATGGGTTGGACTTACCAGCTGTTCGATATCACTAAGCTAAGAAAGGGTGAAGACGATCATGTGTCACAGGAGATGTTCAGACTGTTCGAGCAACTCGAGGCTGTCCCTGATGTAGTTGGTACTCCGGGCTATGCTCAGAAGAGAAAGATCAATGTGCCAAACATGACGACTAGAAAAGCTAAGATGGCTCTGAAGCGTGCTGGCCTTGACGATCTAAACTTCCTGAAGGACGGAGCGTTCTTGGATGAGAGGGTGTACCTCAACACTGAGCAACTGAACAGACTCATGGCCGTATCAGGAAAAGCTAGATACGCAGAGATCGAGGAGTTGATCACCAGCCAGAAATACTTTAGACTGAGCGATCAGGAAAAACTGGAAGCTCTCAATGAGCTGAACCAGAATTACAACAGTCAGATAGAAATAGAAAGAGGCAAGTTGAGACCTCACTCTATCGAGCTGGTTAGAATCATGCAAGAGATCTACGATGGCAGAGAAGAATAAGAAGAAGTTCAAAGACACTAAACTGGGGGCGTGGTTAGGAACCAACGCTCCCAAGGTGCTTGATGTAGTGGGAGATCTGCTGCCAGATCAAGGCGCTCTGGGTGTGGTGAAGAACCTGATTCAAGGTGATCCAGACTTGGAGCCAGCACAGAAAGCTGAGTTCGCACGTATGGCATTTGAACTGGAGTCTGCTGACCGTGCGTCTGCTCGTCAGCGTGAGATAGAGGTGGTGAAGGCTACCGGAAAGGTAGACTGGATGATGATGGTTACTGGAATGGTAGGGTTGCTGTCATTCCTGTTTACGATCTACGCTGTCGTATACATTGAGTCTGTGCGAGAGAACGAACTATTCATCCACCTGATGGGTATGATTGAAGGTGTCGTTATCGGAAATATCTTCGCTTACTATTACGGAGCTTCCGTTAAGAAGGACAACTAGGTATAGCTGGCTAATCCAGCACTGATCTATCCGTTTCAAAACGGTAGGTCTTTATCTAAACATTCTTCGGAGCAGTAGCTCGCAGAACAATGAGTACCACAATAGTAGCACTCATGCTCTGCGAACAGCTCCATTTGTTCTACCTTACTGGGCATGCTCCTGTATCGCAATCGGCGATGTCAATGTCATCCATGTTAAGGTTGTCAAGTGACGTGATCGGAGTCACGTTCTCTTTCATCTCCAAGTAGCGAGCCTCGGTAATCTCCTCCAGAGGAGCCTGATCAAACCCGTGGTCGCTGTGTAGGAGGAAGGAGACAGACTTCGTGTTCACGTAGTTGACAACCAACCATGCCTTGATTGCGTCGAGCTCTTCCTTTCGGTAGTAGATGGTCACCGATACTGAGTTGTCGCTCCATTCTGCTTGCAGTTTGCGGATTACGTTCAGCTGGTCGATGGCAGTCATGTCATCAGCGAACATAGTTCCAGCAGGGAACTGGCAGGGGAACTCGACAACGACAGTAGAGTGATCCTCTGTGCCGTCAAAGTTTCTTACATACTCTACGAAATACCCATTGTTCCTAGCCACCGATGCAAGTTCACTATCTGCCGCCATTCGGATTCGTCTAATGTAGTACTGACTGTATCCGGGGTGAGCTCCGGGAGTAACACCAGCAAGTAGAGACAGCGTTCCACTTGGCTTGACTGTAGTGATCTTAATTGATTCAGGAAAATCATGGTGAGAAGAGTATTCTTTATCGTATGCACGAAGGTGGACGTATACATCTGACAACCAGCTACGTTGCTCATCTGTAGCTTGCAGGTATCCTGTCACACCAATGCCCATACGCATGTTAGCGTGTACAATATCCTCGGTCTCCTTGACAGCACATGGGATAGCGAGGCTATGCTTGTTGATTCTGTACAATAAGGTAGCAACTTTCTTGAGTTCTTCTTTGCTCTCAATGTTTGGGAGATAGATCTCAGCCAGACAGCAGGTCTCGAAGTTGGCAAGCGATTGCTCAGCACAAGGGTTGTACCCCATCACATCAGGGTCAGGGTACTGGGTCTCACCTGTACGTCCTTGAATGCGTGAAGAGGCGAGGTTGATCAAGCCGTATGGCTCACCGTTACCTTTGTACCCTTCCCAGAACTCATCGGGCAGAGTAGTGATGTCCTCACAGGCAACAGAGTTGTTGCTCATGGCTCTCCAGTTTGGGATACCACCCAAGTCCCAGCGCTTAGCTCTCAGGTACTCCAAGTCATCGTGATCACCGATAGCAATCTGAGCTGATCTGCGGACATTTCCTGCCACTACAATCTTCCCGATGATGTTCATGATGTCGAGGCAATCAATAGGGCGCAGACGCTTCCCTGATCGCTCGTTGAGTATGCGGTTGATCTCCAGCATTCCCCACACCAGATCTTCTGGTCCAGAGGCTGTCCCTCCAAATCCCTTGATCGCAGATCCCTTACCACGAATGAGGTGAGTTGCGAAGGTGAAGTTGTTACCAGTCTCGAAGCTTGCTCTGAGCACACGATCCAGAAGCTCCACCCATCCCTCACGAGAGTCAGGCACGATGAAGTCAGCGTCATTCTCATCTAGACGAGTGACCTTCACCTTACGCTTCACCTTGGGTAACTGGTATACGTGCTCACGTTGGATGTTGAATCCTACACCGGACCCAAGCATCAGCATCTCGAAGGCCCAAGTAAATGGACGAACTGGATTGTCCACTACAGTGAAGGCACAGTTCTGCAATGATGGTAGGCCAAGCCTATCAACAGTCTTGGTACCAAGCTGCCACAGGAAGCGGCCAGCTACAGTACCCTTCAGGTTGAGCATCATCTCACGGATGTTTTCCTGTTCTTGTGTACTGAATCCACACTTGAGCTGCTTATTGCAAGCTTCGATTACACGTTCTACAGTGTCTCCCCACTCTTCTGTCTTGCCGTTCTTCAACGGTCGAGAGTAGGTACGTTTGAAGGTAGGGTAGCCCACCTCTCCCCAAGGGATAGTTTGTTTCTGAGTCATAAGTTTCGTGAAAAAAGGGACGACTAATTTACGGTATATCTTTGATATCTCGCAAGTCGCTAATTAACAATACATTACCGTCAGCCTTTTGTTTGAAGTCGTCATCGTTATACCCAACGTCCTTCAGAGACTGACCCTTTTTAAGTGCAACAGACTTCTCCATGAAGTCCTTCTTGGTCATCCACCCGAGTATCCAAGCTCGTAGCTTTGGTTTCAGGTTTACCTGACAGAAGATATAGATGTCACACCTTTGGTGCTCGCTAGTAGCAGCGATGTGGCAGGTATATTCGCCACGGGGTTTCACCGTTCTCTGCTTAGTCTTAACGTCTACAGACAGCGGATCATTAGACAGGGGAAACAACCACATGTCGTGGTCCTTCGTAGAATGAAGTTGAACATCTCCGATGTAATGCTCAACGATCAGCTCACCAATGAACCCAGCAAGATTGCCCTGACCTTTGCGAATGCTATTCTTGATAGCACCCATACGGTCAGCCATTACTTGTGCTTGTTCTAGGATTTCATCGGTGACTTTTACCTCAACCCAGTTCATCCTTCTCTTTGAACAGTTCTTTAACTAGGTCCAGCTCCAGCCTGATGTAATACTTCAGGTCGTGTATGAGGTGACCGAGATCTTCCATGCTGACATCCGGCTCCCCTTTAGGGTGGATCTCATCATAGAACTCTGTAACTGCTTGCCCCATGCGGTTGCATGCAGCGAACAGTCTCTCACTTAGATCGTTCATTCTTGATTATTTCTATTGCTTCGACAACTTGCTGCGTGTTCTTACAGATAAACAGCATCGGTAGTGGTTCGTCTAGCTCAACAAGGTGTTTCAAGAACAGCTTCCATCTCATAGGAAAGTCGTGGTGTGAAGGTGTGTACCCTTTGGTCTCAATGATCCAGCTCCCATCCTTGGCTACGAAGTCAGGTGTATACCTGATGGGTAGCACCATGCTGTTGCTTCGATCGGAAAGAGTTTTCTTCTTGGCGGTCATCTTGTGGTACACGCCTTCAAACCTAAACTTGTCTACGAGAACATATTCCTTCTCTTCGTAGTTGAATGGGAGCTTAGATTCTCTAAGCAAGTCCGCACAACTCTTCTCTAATCCGCTCTTGTACTTTCCTAGCTGTCGCTTTTTAGCAGACTTTCGTCGGGTCGTTCCCGCCTTTCGTCTTTTCATGCATGGAAAGGTACGGTTTAATCAATGAAAAAGTTCTCCATTTCCATAGTAATTCTCATCTGCTCATCTGGAGTGTGCTCGATTGGATCGTACAATTCCTTGAACGTGCTGGTCAAGCGGTAGCCTGTGCCTTGTGTATTGAAGCGGAATCGAACAGGATCATCCCACGGTGTAGGCTGACCTCCGGTCTCCGTCTCACGCACCTTGCGAACGTGGATCTCTGCGGTGCGCTTCATGTCATTGTCAGGAGCTTGGACCTTACGGTGGATAGTGATGAAGCAGTCTGCCCTGTTAACAAACTTACCACCGCCTTCGGTGTCCTCAGCGAATGGCGCTACTGGCAACCCGTCATCACCCTTGCGGCGCTGAGCCTCGGTCACTGCGTGGGCATTGAGCCACACTGCAACGTCATGCTTGTTGCTGAATGTCAGGAACTCTGACGCTGCTTCGTAGTGATACTGATGCTCACTCACCTTGCCGGGGTCAACCTTGAGTGAGTTGTAAGGGTCAATGAATACAGCATCTGCATCCTGTTGACGTAGGATCTTCTCCAAGAAAACCATGATGTCTGTGTAGGTGTAGGTCTCACGATTGCTGATGACAGTGAAGTGTTGCTGAACCCACTTGTATGCGAACTTACGCTCGGCGTATGACATCATACCAGCCTTCTTGTTGCAAGCAAACTCCATGAGCTTCATCTTGATGGAGGCAGTCTTGTTCTCTGACGAGTACACAACCCATCTCCAGTCGTGACGAATGGCTGCGTTGACCATCAGGTACAGGGCGACTGTGGTCTTGCCCACGTTGCTATGCCCGTTCATCACTAGGAACTCTTTCTTGTAGCGGAAGTACTGATCGAAGTTCTCGTCACCAGTGTCCAACCCTACCTCGATCTTTCCTTGTGCGTAGTCGTCGATCCATCGGAAGTCCTCATCATCTGATGAGACAAACGACATGTCACCGTCATTGATCAGAAGCTCACGCTTTGCGTCCTGCTCTGCGTCGATGGTGTCACGCAAGGGGTCCAGCTTACCCTTCTCAATCCCTTCGATGATCGTTCTTCTGGCATGCTGCTCATCATCAACATCACGCTTTGATATCTCACGGAACAGGACTCTGACAACCTCCTCTTCCTCCATGCGTCCGGCAGCAACGAATCCACCACACAGTCTCGCGGCTGCAAGAAGTGTCGCATGCTTCTGCCCATCCTCTGCCTGACGTATCATACGTGCAGCGAGGTTAAGCTTCATGTAATCTGTGTACTCACCAGTAACCTCGACTACCTGCTTCTCTGATTTCTCAGAGGCAAATGCACCGAAGGGTCGGCTCGATGGGTTGACAATGATCTCAGGGTCATAGCTCTCGAAGCATGCACGAGACTCATTGATACCTGACTCATCAACCTCTAGGTTGTACTGCTTCTCGAAGTATGTGCGGAGCGCTCGGAAGTGATCACGGTGTCGCTCTGGGTTGGTGACTCTGACGAGTGCCTTGAGTCCGTCACCAGATGGTGAAGTCCAGCAAGCGTAGACGTGATCGTCAGCACCGACAAAGCCTTTGCTCTCGTTAACGTCCACATGATCGAAGTCCAAGACGATGAGTCCAGAGTGTTCGAACAATGCATCATCTGCTCTGCGAGTGAACTCACCGCTGAAGCATACGAGCGGGAGGCTGTTCTTGAGGGACTTGTCCCCCGAAGTTCTGTACTCTTCGATCTGATGTCTGCTCTTGCCATCACGTATACGGTTGAGCGCCGTGGTCACATCAACATGGTGTGGCTCGTCAGGCGCTTTAATGTCTTTGAAGAATGTTACTTGCATAGCTCTTCGATTTGTTTCTCATACCAAAGCGCTTTATGAAAGTCGTCGTGGGCATTCGAGTCGGGCTTTCTACCCGCTCTCATCCGGTACTTGAATGCATTCAGGCGACAGAAACTGATGTATGCTTCTTCTCCAAAGCAGTCTATCATCATCTGCCAGACTTCTTTATCTCCTTGCTTGTAGTGATCAGGGTTTATGTTATCGTAACTCATTTCAATGCTTGTTTACTTTGACGTGTTAGGGGTGTCTTCTCTAAGATCTTCTTGATCATGATCTGCTTCTTGCTCTTGTACTTCTTACCGTACAGTCTCTCCTCTAGCATACGCATCATCTTCTTGTCGTTGTTCATGATGCCACCGGGTGTATCGTGGATACTGACCACCCATTCCTTTGCGCTGAAGGTGCTGCGGTTCTTCTTGTACGAGAGCTGCACGATCATGTAGTATATCATCGGTGACTCATCCATAATATAGGGGAAAAGAAACCCCGCCGAAGCGGGGTCTCATACCTAACATAAACCAAAATCAGAACGGAAGATCTCCGTCCGACTGCTCGTTCTGGCGAGCCATTGCAGCCGCTCGTCTCTCCTTCGCAGCTTCGCTGTTGAAGTTGTAGACGGAGCCACAGGCTTTGCCGTTCTTGCTCATGAACAACTTGATACGAGCGTTACCGCCCTGACCTTTGTCGTCACGGGGTGTGACGTAGTTGTCCATGATGTCTTTCAATTCGTGATCTTTCAGCTTGATAGTCCAGCTGATCAGTTCACCTTGTTCGTTGTAGACGGGATCATCAACCCATCCGATCAATTCCGAGTCGTACTTTTTGTCGCTCATCTTATTGGGGAATTTAAAAATTTACACTTCGAACTCCTCGAAGAAGATGGTTGGTTTCTCATCTTCATTCAGGAACTTATGGATGCGCTTGACCGCATCTTGAAACTTCATCTCACCAGTGAACAGGGTGTTCTCTGTACACTTGATGAGAGCAGGTAGGTAGGGGTAGGTCTTCTCTTGCGCCACCCAGTAGAAGTCCTTGATACCAAAGACGGTCGAGTAGATGTACGCTTGGATGTCATACCCAAAGTCACGGACACTATACCGAAACTTACTGACAGACTTTGTTGACTTGGAGTCAGTGATGTACCCATCACCAAGGCAGTCGAGGAATCCCTTGACCCGAACAGGTCCGACAGATGTCTGGATGTCTTCGTTGAACTCCACCTGATAATCACCCGTCATGTGGGATCGGATCAGGCCGCACTCGTGAAGACGCTCGATCATTTCGTTCGCCATCTTCCAGTCATCTGTGCTACACAGGATCTTGTCTGAGGCTGAAGCTTGCTCAGCCATAAACGCCTTGCGATCCCTGAACTCGTTGGTCATCTGAGGACGCTTTGAGTTGCGTGTCTTCTCGCTGCAAGCATCGAGTATCTTCTCGTTAGACATGACGATGTAAGTGTCCATCGCTTTCTCGCGCTCAAACAAGAGCATGTCATACAGTGTCCCGAAGTTCAGAGCATCTGACGTGTAGCGAAGCTCGCCCTTCATGTAGCGGTCGAACTGAGCTATGTCGGTCAGAGCCTGTTTGATAGAGGAGTACGACAAGTGAGCCTTGTCGTACCTCTCATGTAGCTGTGCCGACAGAATCATCGCACAAACTTTTGCAGCCCAGTCTTCTGCTTGGCAGTCAGAGCATCACCGTACTTCTCGATGATAGCATCGAATGCTTTCTGCTTGTTGGTCTGCGACTTGATGTACGCAACTGCCTTATCCATGATGTTCTCACGGAGCTCGTCAGCAGTATCTTGGATCTGCTTACCGATAGACTTCTTGGCTGCGGTCGGTTCCTGCTGAGCGATAACCTTCTGGGCTGCGGTCGGTTCCTGCTGAGCGATAGCCGTCTCAACTTCGTTGGCCGAAGCAATGCTGATGTCGATACCGATACCGAGCATAGCCAGCGCACGTCCTACGGCTGATGTCTCACAGTTCTCCACGAAGGAGGTCTTATTGATCATGCCGTTAGCCTTGAGCTCGTGAGCATGCCCCTGTGCTACGGCCATACCGTCAGCGTTGGTGATGGTGCAGCGACACAGCGCCTCATCCGAGGTGAGCATAGGGAACTCTGTTTGGATGGCCCAGCCATCATACTTCTTTTCCAGACGGAAGAACTTGATACGCTCGTTTACTTCGACGTAGTCCTTGCCTTTGATCTTGGTGGTCTTGAACTTGTAGGTACTCATTAAATTGTGATTTGCTTTGTTACATGTGCCTCCATCAGACCATCTGTGAGGTACTTGTTATAGTATTCTGCGAACTCAATCGCATCAGACTCGTAGGTGAAAACGCCAGCAATCAACGCTGGTACTTGGTTGTGCTCTGTTCTCCGGTCTAAGTAGACAACGTATACGTCATCCAATCTCAACGCCGTCCGCAGCCAGCTCTTTAATCCTCGCATCATTTTCTTCTTTCTTCTTGAGGTATTCGTCAATCTGTACTTGCAAAGCATCTTGCTTCTGCTTCAGGTAGGCGATCATGTCATCGAGGTCACCCACCAGTGCTGATCCAACGATAGCCTTGCACTTCTCGTAAGTCTTCTTGTAACCGCTCCACGTCTTGAGTTCATCAGCGTGGTGCTTACAGTGGTGGATGATTGTTGAGTGATCTCGATTCACATAAGCCTTGATCTGCTCGTACTTCATGCCATGCTCTCGCATGACGTTGGATAATGCTGTACGGGCCTGAGACTGATGTGTAACTCTGGAGTTATCTCGTCTGAAACCGAGCTCCTTGTAGTAGATTTTGATGGCATCTAGGATGTCCTGTCTTGCTTCTTTCATGTGCCGATGCAAATGTATTAAAGTGTTTACGTAATTCCAAATTTTAGAAGAGCAAATGTCCCCATCGGGTGGCAGCGCAGATGGCTGCCGTGATCCCAGCAGCGGAGGCTAGGCTATACACCACACCCCAGACCAGCCCATTCTCAAAGGACTGCTTCTGGATGCGTGATACAATGTGGACTTGGTCTTCAGTGAAGTTTAATGGGTCGATCATGACTGAGCGTTTAAGTGAGCCACCTTCCACTGTGCGACCATGTTGTTGTAGTCACCACAGCGGTGCTTGTTGGGAAGCAAACTGTTTCGCATAGCCTTCTTGAAGGTTTTGCTTGGGCTGAACTTGCCGTACTTACCCTCATCCCAGTTCGTAAGAACTGATCGTAATGCCCGAACCAGTTTTGATCTGGTATAGAAGTCAGGCCCAACGACTTTCAAAACATTGATGATCTCTGCTGTAACCATCTGCCCGAACTCTTCGTCCAGCCTGTAGGTGTTATCCTTGATGTAGCGAACAGGGCTATTGATCTTAGTCCTATCCATGTAGATCTCGGAGACAGCACCCAACAGCTTCCAGCTTTTCTCCTCACCATCGTGAGTGAATGTCAGGGAGCGATCCTCGCTGAAGATATCCTCCAGTCGAATGTAATCCTCTGACCCAGACTTAGCATGGGCACTGATGTGATCCATAGCACCCCACTTCTTACTGGTTTGCAACTCAATGACGTGAGACGTATCCCAACCACCAACACGGGTTGCTATAACGTAGTAAAGGTTAGGCACACCCACAGACTTAGCTGCTGCTACTCTGTGCTGGCCGTCTATGATCACCATGTCAGGGGTGACAACGATGGGTACAGTGAATACACCATCCTTCTCAAGGATCTCCTCAAGGGATTTTTGTTTCTCAACTCTGCGGTTAGAGAACTCTCCTTCAAACTTGAAGGTGCTTACGTTGCCAAGCTTGGCATACTTTAATTCTACTTGTTTCATGTCTCTATTGGTTTGGGTTTAAGTTCAAACTTATCCTTCAACTCGTTGTAAACTCGCTCGGCATCAATCATCATGTCACCACTTTTAGTCGGTGTAAATTTCCAAGCAAGTATCCCAAATAATTCATCCCATACTTTGAATTCCGCTCGGTTCTGCTCTGGTAGACTTGTGAACCAATCTGTTGCTTCTTCTGTGCAGTACCCTTGGCTATCGCTGTGGTCTGCGTCTTCTGTTACTTGCTTCTGTTCTTCTGTCAGTTTCATGTCTCTATTTGTTTGGGGGGTTAGACTTCATTTCTTCTGCATATTTTATTAGCTCCTTACCTATGGTTTTTGCTTCTTCCCAAGTCATACAAAGCATAAAGGCGTATTTATCATGCTCGTCTATATTATGCATTACCATCCCGTCTTTTCCCGGGTTAGGCTCAATTAGAACAGACTGTTCTGCGTCTGTCAATATTTTGATTTGTTTCCAGCTCATCTCTCTATTGGTTT